TTGGAATAAATGGAATTTTTTTAATAAAATTTGACATAAACCTTCCACCACCCAAAACCAGTTTTTTTGTACGAATTTCAGAAATTTCTCCAGTGTTTATATTTTTGCATCCACACACATATATATTATCCTCTTTTTGGATATCAATCACTTCGGTGTTGAGCTTGAATCGATGATTAGGTTCATCATAGTAATCGATACTAATTTTAATAGCCAATTTGATACGTTGTTCTAAACTAAGATAAATTGTTTTGTACGATTTTAAAGTCCAATCCTCTTTAGCAACAAAATCAGGTTCAAGTTCTTCGGGAAAATCTGGAATTTCATTACTGTATTCGTTCATGAAAGATTTCATGAAGTTGTATGATGATTTAAGTTTAGTTTTATCGAGTTTCCAAATAGCTGTACCACTTGGATAAAAACTGAATTTTCCATCTGAAAATAAACCGCTAGCTGCGATACCTGTAACACAGTCGCTTGGTGAATTTCGATCTCTGCGTGTTACGTTTTTTCCCATTTCGATCAGTAGAAAATTTACATCCGGTTTGTTTTTATGTAAATAGTATGCTCCTGCCAAACTTGCAGGACCAGCACCAACAAAAACAACATCATACACAGTTGTCATTTTATTGAATTATACCACTACCCCTATTATTGAGTTCGGAGTTAATAGTAAATATGTTAACAATAATACATTAATCAATTAATAGTAAAATTCAATTTTATTTTTTATGATCACCGAATACAATCAAAAAATTGATAAATAAAAAGGACTATTTAATCCATTATTTTAAACAGATAATAACAACATCCTATTACAGGAATCCAAGCGTTTGAACAACAATAAGAATGGGATCAAAAATGAAGCATCGTGACACATGCCCTACATGCAGGAGAAATGCCGAGAACATTGTTCTTTGTCTCCGAGGAACTCAACCAATGAGTCTCAGTTTGATGTTTTGTCATGTACTCGAACAACAAGATGCAAAAGAGCAAACAACAATAATTATTATCCAAACCGCATTTCAAAGGTCACAGAATTTGGCGATTCAAACAAACAACACTTCTGCTATTTTTGCAATCATGATTCAACTTATCGAGCAGGTCCTTATTGATTTTTCCGAACAACCAAATGCGCCAGCAAGATGCATTTTTGACATGGCGCATAACAAAAAAGACAAAATGAGCGTTTCTTCAATTCTTCGTCATCACCCACATTTTTCTAAATTCTGTTAATTTATTTTTATTTATTTGTTTATTTATTTATTTTTAGTGGTTAAAATAAATAAAATAGTTTAGTTAGCTTCAACGGCAACAGGTTCCAAGTCATCAATCCAACCGATATCCATTTTTCATTTTAAAGGTATATAAAAGCTTATTACAATATGATATTATAAATACATAAATGATTACGAACATTGAAAATGAAAAACGAAATGTAAAATCTAATATTTGTTCAAAAAATGAATGCATCGAAGAAGGTTGTAGAACACGTCCAAGTTTTAATATGCAAGGAGAAACCAAGGGAATTTATTGTTCTAAACATAAAAAACCAAACATGATTTATATTAAAAACACTACATGTGCAGAAAATGATTGTAAAATAACACCAGTATTTAATTTTCCAGGACAAGCAATAGGAATTTATTGTTTAGAGCACAAGAAACCGACAATGATAAACATAAAAAATAGTATGTGCATAGAGAATAATTGTCAAAAGAAAGCAATTTTTAAATTTACTGGCCAAAAAACAATTTATTGTTCAGATCATAGAAAACCTGGTATGTTCAATAATAAAAATCGTGCTTGTAAGGAAACCGGATGTCAAATAGTTCCTCGTTTTAATATCAACGGAGAGAAAAAAGGAATTTATTGTTCGCACCATAAAAAGCCTAACATGGTTGATGTGACGCGTGATGTATGTATTGAACCAAATTGCCGAACAGAGGCACATTTTAATTTTTCAGGACAAATAAAAGGAATTTATTGTTCAATTCATAAAAAACTTGATATGATTGATATTAACAGGAGGACTTGCATCGAAGATGGATGTAGTAAATTTCCAGTGTTTAATATAGCGGGACAGACAAAAGGAATTTACTGCTCAGATCATAAAAAACCCGAGATGGTCAATATAAAAGGTAAAAAATGTATCGAGTCCGGATGCCAAGTACGTTCTCTCTTTAATATTTTGGGAGAAACAAAGGGAATGTATTGTTCAAAGCATAAAAAATCCGGTATGATAGATGTTAATAAAAAGAAATGTATAGAAGTTGGATGTCAATCATGCCCTAATTTTAATTTCTCAGGAGAAAAAGGAGGAATATATTGTTCAGTACATAAGAAGACAGAAATGGTTAATATCAATATAAGAAAATGTATTGAAGATAAATGTCAAAATTGTGCTTCTTTTAATTTTTCTGAACAAACTGATAGATTATATTGTTCGGAACACAAAAAACCAAACATGGTAAATATTGGTTATACAAATAAAAAATGTAATGAATTAAACTGCTGTAAATCAGCAATTTATAATACTTTGGGAGAAAAAAGGGGAATTTATTGTCAGAAACACAAAAAATCAAATATGATAAATGTTGTAAGTAAAATATGCATTGAAACTGATTGTAGTGCATTAGCGTGTTATGGAATTCCAGGAGCTTCTTCCCAATACTGCTCTAAACATAAGAAATTAAACACGATTGAAAATCCAAAAAGGAAATGCATCATTGGAAAATGTGAAGAAATAGCAATTTATGGCACAAATAAAAAACAACAGCGATGTGAACAACATAAAGAAGAAAACGACATTAATCTTATTGAAAAAGAATGCAAGTCATGTAAATTACCAAATATATTAGATTTAGATAATAATTGTTGTTATTGTAATCCAAAAAATATAATAACAGCTAGATTAGTTAAACAAAATCAAGTAAAAGCATATCTTGATCAACATGATTATAAATATATTTCATGTGATAGAGTAATTAATAATTCAGAATGTATAAAGGAAAGACCTGATTTTTTATTTGATTGTAAAACACATTACATTGTATTAGAAGTCGATGAAAATCAACACAAAGATAGAATCTGTGAATGTGAAGTTACAAGAATGATAAATATATCACAAGCATTGGGGACACAAACGATATTCATAAGATATAATCCCGATACATATAAAACAGATCATAAAAATAAGGATCCAACTCATTTTAAAAGAATGACTGAATTAGATATTTTTTTGAAATATTATATGAATATAAAAATAGATGAATTAAAAGAGCAAGGTTTTCTTTCTGTTATATATCTTTTTTTTGATAATTATGATAAAACAACAGTAAAACTGCATACATTGCTTGAATTCGAAAAAATAAAATAAGAATAATAATTTATTGATAAATTAATTTTTGATAGCGTTCAACTAATTAGTTGAAGACACTGCAACATTAGATGGAAAATCAATCCAACCCTCATCGAGTGATGTAAAACTATCGTAAGGAACATACTCAGAAATCGTCTTGACCCACTTGAATGATACAGAACTGTTAATGGCATCAACGATTTGCTGAACAAATTCTCGAGCATTATGTGAACCAGTTTTGCGGAATCGTACATTTAGGAATCGTTGGTGCTCATTAGTTTTGTTGTAAGAAAGTGGAACCGGAACGCCAAATCGTTCAGTGAACTCCTGAGAAATAGCTTGAAGTTCTGCAACTTCTTCGTCACTCACAGGAGTAATATCTGTCTCGTCCTTACGACTCAGACGAATGTGGAACTCGAAGTACTTGTTGAAATTTGCAGCATCCTGGTCACTAACCGGAACACCATGACTCGATGCAAGTGTTTCAAGCTTTTCGCGTACAACCTGGAACTTACCATCCTCCTCGATATTCAATTCGCCGTTCTTGTATACTTCAGCAATGAGTTCAGTGTACATGTCGGCTTCTTTATGGAGTTCAGCAATTGCTTGATCCATGGAGTGAGCAACAAAATAGCGAGCAGATTGCATGACACGAACGAATCCCTTACCACGGAAATCCAGAGCCAGATGACATGCCTTGATTTGTGCCTTTCCAAACTCCTCAGCCCTCATCTCATTTAGTTTTCGCGTAAGATCTTTGTAAACCGCGAGAACTTTTTCAGATGGATTCAATGGAAGAAAACGTGTCCCTCGAAAGTTCCCTCAACAGGAGGCCAGGGGTTTTGTGCCTTGAAAGCTTTAACATCGGTGATTCTGTTCAAAACCTGCATTATTATTTTATTTGTTTATTCAATTGATTTATTAGGTAATAAACTGTATGTACCATATGTAAAATTATATGGTTGTAACAGTATATTTAATAATTCAACTTTTATAAACATAAAAAGTAATATAATGTTTTGCAAAAATCTGAAACAGATTTTATAGACAAAAAATTGAATAAAATAAATCATACGGAATATCATATTAACTAATAAAAATATCCATATTAATTATGATTAAGTGTCATAAGTGTCAAAAATGTTTCTCGGATTACGGGTTTGTCGATCATCTTGATAAAGATTTTTGTTACGAATATGAAAAACGAAATTATGGTTTCGGACATGTTTGGAGAATATATAAACGTGAATTAGGAGAAATAACAAAAAATATGAATAGTGATGACATTATATCTAAATATATGATAAAATTGTCAATGTAAAAAATTAAATTACATCACAATGTTGAGCATAATCAGTATAACATTTGAATTTTTTATCATTACATATTATTTCACATCCATCAGATAAACATTTATTTTCCAATAATTTCATGTTGTTACTATCCTTGGTTTGTCCTAAAGATTCGATATCGTATGCGATAACAATGGTATTATCGTTAAGAATTTGTAATTCATCGTAAATGGCATGTTGACTTAATTTTCTATAAGAACTTTTATACAGAATATCAAACCGCAAAACGTGATTAATGTATTCAGGTCTCACAGTGAATTGAATATAATAGCCAGGTTGAAAGTAATGATCAAAATTACCGTAATTACCGTAAGTGTCATATTCTTGGATTCCATCTCTAAATTTAAGATAATGTATAAATGCACAAAAAGCGGCTTTGCGTGCTGATTGAGCATTAAAAACTCCTAGATAAATATTTTGTCCATTAACCGGTGTGGTAATTACATAAGTAGATAACATTGTGTAAAATTATGTAAACTTATTAATAAGTTATTATAATTAACAGCAATATATATTTTTGATCTAAACTTACAAATTAATATGACTATATTAAATATGTTTGGTTTCAACTTTTATTATATTTATATTTTATATATGCAAATATGATGGAATTTTATAAATTAAATTCAACTTCAATTTCGACTTCATTAATTATAGTGATTGTGATTATACTAATTATTGTAGTTATTATTATTTTATCAAAGATATATATGTCAAACAGTCAAGAAAATATGACTAATAACAATCCAGAAAATAGTTACTTGAAATATTTAAAATATAAAACTAAATATTTAAATCTCAAAAATGGAGGTACCAAAAATACCCATAATACTAATAATAATAATAATATATTTGATAGTTTAGTTAAATCAAATAAAAATTTTGTATGTTCTAATTTTGGTATTATGCAAGTGATGTCCTTATTGTTACTCGGTGTTAAAAGTAATTCTCCGATCATAAAAGAAATTGCGGATAATTTACATATCGAACCAGAAGATACAACAAATATACTAGAAATTGGTAATTTTGACAGTAAAAAATCACGAGGAATTACATGTACAAATATTTTTATTTATAATGATAGATTTGTACTACTCCCCGATTATTCAAATAAAATTAAAAAATACAGTATAATCGAAACATTTAATTTAAAAACATCTGGTCAAGAAAATAAAATAAATAATCAAATAGCAAAGTTAACGAACAATCAAGTGACTCATGTTATTGATAAAATAGACCCAGATACATCGGCGATATTAATTAATGTCTTGACATTTGATGGAAAATGGAAATTTCCGTTCACACATATCGGTATTCGACCGTTTGGTAAAGGTTCTGTGGAAACAATGAGTGTTAACTTGAGTTCAGACAATGCCGAGATGTCATATGGAAAAGATGGTAGATATAAACATATTAAGATACCGTATACGAATGATTTCTATTTTGTGATACATTTACCAACGAATATCGATGATTCACCAACATTATTTGATAAGACTATGAGTAAAAATATAAATTATGAGTTAACAAAAATGAATAAAATAGTTATGCCAAAGTTTACAATTAATACCGAAATTAATTTGAAAAAAATATTACTCGAAAATAATATTACATCGATGTTTTTACCTAGATCGGATTATATAATGTTTACAGACCCGAATCATTACTGTTCAGAATTTAAACAAGTCGCTGTGATTGAAGTCAATGAAATCGGAACAAAAGCTAGTGCAGTGACCACAATGGTTATGATGAATAGATCAGCAATAATTAGAGAGAGTGGTATTGACTTTATAGTTGACCACGCATTCAGTTTCAATATAGAGTCAAATGATGGAACAATATTTTTCTCTGGAACTTTTAACAATTATTAAATAATTAAATAATCAATAAATAAAATTCTATTCACAAGAAAATAAGACATTGTTTTGTCCGTTTACCGGCATATAATATAATTTGTAAACTTCTTTTCTGATATTATTATCTGCAATATCTAAAATATCTTGTAAATTTGGCGAGAAATTAAATTGTTTAAGTACACCCGCACAGTGTTTATTATGTTTGATTGCATTCTTGAAACAAAACTTATCGGGAACAAGATGATGTAGTACAATATATTTTTTTAACAGGTGTGGTGAACATACTTTGAACATATTGCGTAACATAATACTTTCTTTGCCATTTTTTTCTATAAATTTAGACATATATGTTTGAGGAAATTGATCTCGTTCATTACATAACTCATATAAATTATCATCATAATCCATACCGAGCAGTTCGAGACAATCTATATATATGTTGTGTTTTAATGAAAAGACAACACAATCGTAATTAAACTTAAGACCACAATGTACTAATTGGATGATTTCATCATATCTTATTGTATCATCTCCATCTTGGATGCAGTTAGAAACTAATTGTTTGAAACAATCGAAATCAACAGATATATTATTATCAAGTAATATTTTTAACATTTGAGATGAAATACGCTCCTTACAGGACAATAGAGCACATTTTTGGTCAAGATTAGCACCCATTTTTACAAGATATTGCACGACAAGACTTAATTTTTTCTCGCAACATATATGTAATAATTTTTGTAATTCATTATTATTTAGTTTGTTATATTCTTGTGAATTATTATAAAATTTAGATTTTTCTATCAGGTATACTATCATTTTTTGTATTTTTTCATAACTGAGGTCGACTGAATATGATTTCTTCGCCGATTTCATTTTTGGTTTTATTTCTTCTTCTGACTCTGGTTCTGATAATTCAGAACCAGACTCAGAAATAAGATCATCAAAATTAATTTGTTCAATTTGTTCAATTGGTTCGATTTGTTCAATTTGTTCAATTGGTTCAATTTGTTCAATTGGTTCAGCAGGTTTGATAAGTTTGATAGGTTTATCCTTTGGTTTAATAAATTTATTATATATCTCATCATGACAAGAAATATTTTTAGCCCGATATTTTATATCTTCGAATGCACGTAAAAGAAATCCCAAATCGTCAACAGTGAATTCTTTTTTACAAAAGAATCCGTTCACATTAAACAATTTAAACAATTCAACTGAAAATGTTAATTTATTTTGATCCATTGCATTAACTAATATATTCATTGTATCAAAAGATGTATTATTATTTTCAATAAATCTGTAGATGAATACAAAGGATGGTTTAAATCCTTTTGTAATCATATATTTTACTAGATTATGACGTTGTGTATCGTCATCGTTCAGTTTGTGATTTTGGTCATAAATTGACCAAACAACTTCATTTGCAGGAACCATTTTTTTTTCAATTAATTTATCATATCCTTTGATGATATTTTCATATGTTCCTTTTTTGCAACATTTAACAAAAAGCTCCATCGGATCCATGTCTTCAAAATCATCATCATTGAATAATATTTTGTTTACTTTTTTAACTTTTTTAACTGCTTTTTTTCCTCCTTTTACTGGTTTTTTTTTTGGTTTTTCATCTTCTGAATCTTCTGATACTGATTCTTCTGATTCCTCATCGGAACTATATCTGCGTTTTCCTTTCTTTGCATAACCATATCTTCCTCCATAACCGTAACCAGCTTGTCGTTGTTGACTAATGAGTTCATCTACATCATTCGAGTTACCAATATCATATATATCTTCTTGATTTGCTAATCCACCAACACTGTTCAATACGGGTAATTTATATTTTTTGTTTAAATCTAACTTTAAAACTGGATATTTTGGATCAAATGAATTATAATAATTAATTAACTTGTATAACTTCTCGATGTTGTTATATTCCTTGGGAAAAAATATATCTATATCATCTTGTGTCATAATCATTTTATACATCCCCTCATTATCACTATCTATATCGCACGTTTTTACTGAACGACTATTAGGATACGTATCTATTCTTGTATAAAAATCAAATAATTTTTGTGAAATTGTGTTGGTGACATCATATATTTCAGAAAATTTACGATTGTTTGGATTAAGAATTGAATTAAAAATTAACAGATCATACATATTTTTACTTTCAAAGTTCATATTGAACGATTTAGTAAATTGTGTCAAAGAATATTTCCAATTAGTCAGATGACGATCATCATATTCATCATCATCATTATTATCATCCGCACAATTTTCATTGATTGAATTAGAAGAGCAATGTATAACAATTGATGTTAATACTTTTTTAATTGCTTCACGCTCTTCATTTGTTAATTTAATTTTTTTGAATGTTATTTTATACAATAATGATGTTGTCGAATTATGTTTTATAAAAACTTTTTTCATAAAATCGTTGCAATCGCTGTCGGTATAATTATTTAAATCGACAAATTGTAAATCAATAAATGACGATGGAGTTAGTTTTTTAATATCTAAATCATCAACAATTCCTGTTTTAACAGTTTTTTTAGAACTTCTAGAGGGCATTAATATTATTGTTTATACTTATATTTATATTTGTATTTGTGTTTGTATTTACAATATAAAATGAATAAATAAATAGACAATTTAGTAATCAATTTTATTTCGTGATTTTATTTGATAATTTTTTAAATTTTTGTAAGAATTTTTGTTTTATAGTTAATTTTTTTTCAGTAGTTTGTGTATCATATTTTTCTAATTCATTATTCATTATGATAGCTATTTCCTTCAAAACATCAATTCCATTCGGCGTGTGTATATCAGAATTTTCCATATTATTTTACTATAATTAATTAATCATTACATAATTATAATTAATCTATTAATTATAAATTCAAAATTTAATCATAAAATAATAATATTTGTTTATTCTAACCTGTACGGGCATTTTTGACAAAACAGCTCAAACATTTTCATACGTACATAGTAGTCCCCAACTTCCATAATTTCTTTTGTTGAAGGAGAATATCTGAAATGTATAACAATATCAATGGCTTCACTATTATATTTGAGAGCATTTTTAAAACAATATTTATCGGGAACGAGATTGTTTAATTTAATATACCTATCAATTGTTTTACACGATGATGATTTAAATATATTACGCAACATAATTGTATTTGTGCCCATTATTTCGTTCAATTTCTTCATATATGGGCGTGGAAATTTATTTAATTTGCAACATAGTTCATATAAATTATCATCATATTGAATACCGAATTTTTCTAAATCTTTGACGATGAGGTTATGCTCTAGTGTATATTCTAAACATTCTAAATCGAACTGTAGTCCGAATGATATCATTGTTTCTAAATCATAATCAATTTCATTATCCTGATAATATTGTATATATGTATCGATATATTTATAAAAACATTCTCTGTTAACAAATAGTTTAGCATTATATAACAATGCTAATGCTGAAGCATGCAAACTCCGAATACATGCACAAACCATGTGATCATTATTCGGTTGAAATCCGAGATTCATGAAAAAATCAATAATCTGTTTATATTTTTTTTCACATGAGAGCTTGAATATATCATCAATATTTTTATCATTAATATTAATCACCATTGTGAGATTCTCATTGTTTGTAATATAAATAGTTAATTTATTAAGCAATTCTGTTAATGTCTTTGGACCCCATGTTGTATCCATTTTAATAATGTCAAGTAATTCATTTGGTGTTATATGACTCATCTCCTTGAATATATTTTCATTGTATAATTCTATAAGATCTGTAAATGGAAATACTTTTTTTGTAATAATAAAATTTTTAATTACCTTAAATAAATCAGGATGTTTATAAATACTGAGGACTTCAGTATCAAAATTCATAAATGTTTGAATGATATTTTTTAGCGGAATATAACCAATTTCAAAGAATTTTTTGACGAGTTCTATTTTGTCATGTTCACTAATACTTGTATTAAATTTTACCATTTGATAAAATGATTTGTGAGTTGGAACACATCCTTGTTGATTTAATACTTTTAATTCAGACATAATTTTATCAAATGTTTCATAAGAAGATATTTTATCTAATTGATATGTTTTTTCTTTGATAGATATATTATTATTATCATTATCATTATCATTATGATCATTATCATTATCATTATGATCATCGAGTGGATCTAAATTGTCAAAATCCTCAATATCGATATCATCAGTGTTATTATTAATTTGTTTATTTTTTAAATTAATCACTTTTTTAATATGTTCGATAGATCTTCTATGCCAATAATTATTTATGACATGAGGTGCATCACAAAATAATTCAAATAATGTAATATCAAATTTGTTAAAATTTTCTGTAGTAACTTTATTTTTATCAAAAATTTTAACTATTTGTCTTATTAATGGTGTATTAAATTTTACTTTATCAAATACTAACTTGATAGTATTATAAACTGATAATAATTCCTGATTATTAAGAGTATGTTTTTTTGTGACTAGATTTGAAAAATTTGATACCATTTTTTTATATAATCGTTCCATATCTACCTCTGTTAAATCATTAATTTCCTTGTCATAAAATTCTAATTCAGTGAATGTTTTTTCTGAAATATTTCCGATGTCATTAATTATTGTTTTAAGTATTGATCCATCCATATATGCACTTTGTAGTTTTTGCAATTTGTGATTTATAATAGAATGTAATTCATTTATATTTAAATTATTTATCAATTTTTTTATTTATTAAAAAAGATGAAAATAAATATATTTAGTATCTACAAATAATAAATTATTATAACTAAAGATATTGAAATCTATTTCATTAGAATGAATTCATTTGTTCATAAATTATATTATTATCCTGTGACGGGAACAGATTTCTCGCACAGACTTGTCTATAAACTTTTGTTACGTTTTAACAATACATTTATTGTCAAAAATATGAAACAAAAATTGATTAAAATGTATAAAAAAAAAGCAGAACATATCAAAGCCTATAGAGAAATTTATCAAATAAATGGTTCCGATGCAATAATTAATAAACAAAATTTTCATATTAGTTACCCAAATATTGATGACAGAATTCCGGACGACATATCAACTACAGAAAGAGCTAAAGTGGAAATTCTTACGACAAGTGGAAGCACATCCGGACAACCATCGAATATACCGGTGTTTGAACGCGATATCCTTTATTTGGAAAATTATTATATGAATCTTGGTAAAATATCTAATGGTGTCATTCCTCATGATTACAGATATATTAATATGTTTCCAATTAGTGGATCAACTACAGGAAGGATGAGTGAATTGATTGTTCCTGAAGAGTTCCGTTTAGGAAGAACAAATACAGATCCAAAAGCTACAGCTGAATTACTACATAAAAATAAAAATTTAGGAGTTCCAATTATTATTGCTGGCCTACCAATCTTACATTTGACATTACTTGATTATTTGAAAGACAACAATGAAACAGTTCTACTCGATTTCATTAAAAGGAATGTGATATGTTTATCTGGTGGTGAATCCCCAACGATTGAAGAAAAATTGCGGTTGATGAGTGAATACAAAGATATTGTATCTGTATATGGATCAACTGAATCTGGACCACGTCTCGGATTTTCAACGGATGCAAATCTCATTATTGATATCGCTCTGACGATAGACGAATTCCTGAAAGATCTTGGAATAAATGCAACACATAATAAACCATTATCTTTTTTTTACGATAAGTATTTACATGAATTTGAAGTCATTAGTGAACAAAGCAATGATAATTTAGAAGATAATAGTTATGGAATTGAGTCATATCAAAACAATCAAAACAATCAAAACAATAAAAATAATAAAAAGGTATTTGTTCAAGGAAAACTAGTAAATACACCATTAATTCAACAATGCGAATTAAAAATCAGATGGGATCAAGATGATTATTCACAGCTTGTAAATCCGAATGAATTAATCAATTTATTGAGAAAACATTCTATGACCATTAATAGTAAACTCTGCGACTATGATAACCAATATGGATTACATTTAAATGAAATGTTTGCAGAACTTATTGGATCAGACACAAAATTTAAAAATCTATTGAAATATTTTGGTATGCTACTACTGTTTGGTCGCAATGGAATAATTTATGGAGGAGCCAATTTGGATAATAAATTTGTTGAATTGGTATGTAACCAATTAAAAAATGGATCACATGGACCACAAATTAACTCCATTGCGATTCATAGAAGTGACAAATCTGATAAATTTGACCAATCTACTGGCAGACCAAGCCAACGTAGTCAAATTAGTTTTTCAGACCAAATTAATCAATTAAATGGTTTGAATGATGACACCTATGATGCTGCTTCAACAACAGCAGTAAAATCTATTAGATCAGTTAATATTTATGGTGGTAATCAAGAAGGAATTAATACAAATAATTATTCTGGATTGAGACTAGATATTTTAGTCGAAGTCAATGATAAATTTAATAAATCGGATATACCGAGTATTAAAAAAGAAATAATTCGTTTAATGAAACAACAACATCATGATTTTGAAGCAATTCTCGATTACTACGAACACAATAATGCTATTGTTGAGGTGGAAAAAAATATCGTCCTATGGTTCTATAACGAAGGACGTGGACCAATAAGTCATAGATATAAACAAACACATAAGAGAAATTATATTTTAAAAAAGGTTGATAAAAATCAACTAAATGAATTTGTTGCAAAATATTGAATTTAATATTTAGTTTCAATAAATGTTTGTTTATTCACATCATAAACTCGTTCAAATAATATATCACATAATGGGAAATCGTCTTTATTTGAATTAAAAAATCTTACATAATTTGTATTCATTTTATTTATATCATCAATGGAGCTAAGATCCATATCTAATTTTAGTACAATTTTGTAATCTTTATTATTATCTTCGATGTGATCAAATGATTTAATTCTATCATTTTCATTATGTTTTAATTCAACAGAACCATTACATTTAGTTAGATAATATACGTTGTCTTTAATTAAAACTTCTATATTGTTTGCAACTGTTGAATTTATCAAACTAATCGGTGTGACAAAATATTCACCAAATCCAACATCAACAAAATATTTAATATTATCCATAATGACAATAATCGCAATATGTTCAATATCAAAATACTCTAATTTATTTTTTACTAAACTTTTAGGTTTGCGACATGTTGTAAGGTATGCATTATAACCTCTGCTTTTTAGGTACATACAAAATGTATAATTTAATTCCATACAAATTCCGTATTTTTCTGATTTGATACGTTGTATAACAGAATCTGGTTTAAATCCATTTTTGATACTATTTCGACGAAATAATTCATTAAAATAATTTTTGTTTGAAAATCCATAAGTTGATATGAAAACAATCATCGAACGTGTTAAACTTTCTACATTTAGACTAGATTGAGACGACATGATAAAATAATAATAGTTGAAATATGTATAATAAATCTATTTTAATAAAGAAATGCATGATAATAATATGTTTCAATATTTTTCAATATTATTCAAAAAATTGAATTTATTAATTAACTCATAGTTTCATTTATATTCCACATTATTACTAATCATCCTTAGGGAAATTTATTTGAAAATATTCAGAATGGAAATTGAGAATAAGTTAGTTGATGCTATGAATGAGATAATGGAGTATCTTCGTATAGATTCTGAATTTGCGGACCAATTAGACGAAGAAATTAAGCAGAGACTAATGGAAGGAAATTTGTCAAAGAAGAAGATTAGTTGCATGATTACAAATCATTCGGGAGAAAGATGGAAGATTCTTTCGGTTGAAATTTTTAGAAAGTATTTTGATTCTAACAAGATCGATTTCAAGTTTATTTCGAAGATGATAAATGATATTAGACCATGGGATGATTTATTCGAAGAAAGAATTCACCAAATTATAATTAACAATAAACAACTGATCGAAAAGTTAGACACCGAAATAGAACCAATTAATATAGAAATTGTTGGAATAAATGTATTTGGTTGTCCCAAGAGTAGAGATATTGACGTTGTAGTAGCCCTTTCTTCTCCTCATCAAGTTACACAAATGAATCCAGGAAGGGCAAACACGAAGATAATCGAAGAAGAAGTCAAAAAGGTTTTGGTCGAATGTGGTTACAATCTAAATAGAAAGTTAGATATTAACCTTTGTTATGTACAAGATGGCAACATCTATTGTATGCTAAATGGTGGACGAGAAACGCAAAACATTGTCTTTCGAACATACCATTTACACAAGCAATCTTATCCATGCATTGTAAATAAAATGATTGAGATTGATCCAGTGGATAAGATCATTGCAACAGCAAAGTTTATTTTGGATTATTTTGAAATTCTTGTCGGAAAGAATATTTACATAGAAGAAAGACAAAACAGAAAGGAAGCATATACAGGGTCATGGACAAAGATTACTTATGTTATTGATGTAATAAAACGATCAAGATTGATTTTATACAGCGAATCAACTGAATGGCTAAACGCAATGAAATCACTATGTATGAAGATAGTTCAAATAATTCTGGCGGAAAACAATGAATGTGAATATACGAAGGAAGGTTTAATTGAAAGATTCTCAGAAATATATCCAAATTTAAGAAATGGAATTGAATGGTGTCTATTTTACGGAACAAGGGGGTCTTACAATGTAGAAACCATTAACCTGTTATTTAGTGAGTACTGTAGAATTGCCGAAATTAATGAACCTATTGAATTAGAGTGGCAATATGTCGATATAAATCTAATGCCAAATCAATTCGGTTCATTGTCAAGCGAATTGATTAAGGAATTTCTAAAGTCACCATTAGGACCGACAAGAGAATTTGAAGAAGGAATTAAGTCCTTGAATACACTCTCCTCACTTTCACCCTCACAAGAGCCAGGAGTAAATAGAATTAATCATCTGTTTTTGATTCCTTGTGTGGGAACAGAATTTTTACCTACACAATTACTGGATTATGTTTATATTGTTCCACAAAGATCACCAGAATGGTTGAATCTTCTAAGGGAATATGTTTGTGGAACAAACCTTGGTGTTAAGCAACATAATGGTGAAGATTGGGTTAAGGTATATTACAATCTTATCCGAGGAAATATCATGGAAATGTTTGGTATTTTCCACACTGATCTTTCTGTTTTCTTCAACGGACCTTTCCATAGAGTGACTGTTGGTCTTTTAGTCGAAAAGAAGGGAAGTAAGAGTAGAGGCATGGCACCTGATTTATTGTTAGTCGATGATAACAATAATGTTATTCCAGTTGAAATCAAGTGTCTCGTGGGGAGACCAATAAACAACCATGATTACAGACGTGCAGTTCATTTAGCAAAGAAAGAGTTGACATCCAGTCTAGATATTCTGTGTCAAGTTTTACCAAACAATCCGAGAAAGGGTATTATTTTGATCATAAATACTTTTCTTGCTGATTCTGGTGAGAGGTATGAATTTGTAGCAAGGGTCACTATGATAGATCTATAGAGTATAAAAAAATGAAAATTTAACAAGTTAACAGGCACATTAATTTTTGGACATAAATTACATACAATTCAAGGTATACACTACCGTAATTTCAGGCAACAATACCAATTAATACTGCGTTACATTAAACATTGATAACCATGTTGACAGTTAGTATTCAAAATGGTAATCTTGTTATTTCTTATGAAAAGGTCCTAACACAAATTATCAGTAAACGAGTGGCAAATATTTTGCGAGGAAATATTGGTTCAAAGGATGAATCAACAAAATTACTTATTAACAAGTAACATTTATTTATAAATATTTTATAAACATTTTATAAACATTTTATAGAAAAAATTAGATAAGTCTAAACAATAGTGACAGTGATTTCTCCATTAATTGTATTATTTTGATTATAAACAATTTTATAATCCGATTTATTTTCCGAACTAATCTCTTGACCACCGATCACAATATTATCACATTCAGACCATTGTTTGTCAGTAACATGTCCATACCGCTGAATAGATTCTTCAGTTCCGGCGCCAAAAATCCATCCGGAAACTATATCCTTCATCAAAAAATATTCAAAAACAGAATCAGTTTCTGATTTTGTCAGAACAAATTCTTTTTCTTCAGTGTACTCACGACAATCACGATCTGTATGATCACATGTATCATCATTTGGAATGTAGGTCATTGCATAATCTGACACATGAAAGGTAATGGGAAGTTTAATAGTAACTTGAGCCATAATCAACCAAATGAATGATTTCTTAATAAAATAGAACTTGTTTAAATCAAGGTTATTGATATGAAATATTTTTTTATAAAATAATGCAGGCAGTTAATGAGTTCAATTTTTTTAATTTTGTTTAATTTGTTATTGATTTTTTTGGACTGCCCATTTTGAGTATAAAACATCGGTCCGTAGAGTATATTTAGTTCCTGATTCAACTAAACATCCTTCATGATAAATATCATGTTCAAAAATTAAAACTCTGCCAGCAATTGGTTCGACATCTGCATATTTAATTTGATCGCTTACAATAGGATCAAATGGATCAAGTAAAAAACGTGTAGAACCACCAACACAGTCACCTAATAAATATATTTGGATAGTTATCAAACTTGTGTCACCATTTGGCGCTTCATATTCTCCATCATAATGGGGTTTAAAATATTCTCCACCGACATATTTCAAGAATCTCAATTTATTATTTATTCCAATTATTTTTTTCCCTTTGAATATTTCGGGAATAAATTGTTTTATTTTTTGCCATAATTGGTTTGATAGTTCAGAATCATTTATTATACATCTGAGATTATTACGAATAGTTGTATCTAATACTTGTTCGTTGGAACCAGTGTTAATTAATGCTGCAGTATAACCGACATTATTTGATATTGTAATAAGATCTTCGCATTCTTTTTTAGTAAAAACATTATCCAGGACAAATGCTAAATGATTTTTATTTTGACCATTTTCATCTGGCAAACGGATAAAGGATTTATTAATTTTGGATTCGTTATCATGCGAGGTAATTGATGTCATTTATTATTAGTGAATACCTTATACAACTATTAATATATTAACATATTTTATATCAATTTTTGTATAATTTGATAAAAAAATTGAATAATATATAATCTGTATAAAACAATAAATAAAATTATATTTACAAGCCAAATAATACCAAACAGGTCAAACTATTAACATGGACTATAACTTTCTTCCATTAGCCGCTGATAAATTGACAATCATTGTAGATGGTAATGTCAAAGAAGCTCAATATCTGCATTTTTCTAAGGGATTTAATGAAGAAGTGATGAAAGTTTTATTGGAACTAACTGATGATGAACACTTTTACAATGCGGAATATATTGTTCCGGTTGAAATGTTTTTACCATACGTGAATAGTATCAATGCCAAGGCAGAAGCTGGTGTTGATCCCTTATTGCCACTCGCACTTTTTCTTTCTGAATATTACCGAGAAAAAAATGAGCAATTTGAAAAAATGTCAGCAGATGAAAAGATCACATTCGATCATTTACCCAAATTGTACACAATCGGAAAGGAATTTCTTGCCAAACACCACGGTGAATATGTAGCAACTGTTATATCTGAAACAAAAGTTGTCACAGATATGTTTGGTGGTAAACATTTTCAAATTACCGGTCCCTTCATTATGTCAACAGGGAAACATTTCGTATTGAAGGACAAAACATTTACCATTTCGCAATTTGGCGGACTGAGATATAGGAAAGATTTGCCAGTAATGTTATTGGAAGATTTCCCAGAAAAAAAAACTGATCTTGTTGAAAGAGGAAAATTATTCAAGAAATATGGACTCGGT